TTAACTTTTACAGCACAGGGTAAAACTGCTTTACCAGCAAATGTTACTGGACTTACAGCAGAACCTATTAGTGAAAAATTAATAAGGTTACGTTGGGATTTATCTACGGATGTTGACGTTATACATGGTGGTCGTGTTTATGTAAGACATTCCACAAAAACAGATGGGACAGGAACTTTTAGTAATTCTGTTGACCTTATTCAAGCGTTGGCTGGTAATACAACAACTGCGGAAGTACCCTATCTTGAAGGAGAATATATTTTAAAATTTAGAGATGACGGAGGTAGATTTAGTGCTGGAGAAGCAAGCGTAGTTTTTGATTTACCTGATAATCTTGCTCCTTTATTAACACAAACCAGAAGAGAAGATAATGATAGTCCCAAGTTTCAAGGAACAAAAGTTAGTGTCGAATTTGATGCTACAACAAATAGTTTAAATTTAGCTGGAACAGGACTTTTTGATACTATTAGTGATTTCGATGCAGTTGGGTCTTTAGATGATTTTGGTGGAATTGCAAGTTCTGGTACTTATGATTTTGGAGGAACTGCTGGTGGAGATACTTTAGATTTAGGTGGTGTATTTAGTCTTGACCTCAAACGTCACTTCTTAACAGAAGCTTTTTATCCCTCAGACTTATTTGATTCCAGAGGTTTGATTGATAATATTACTGATTTTGATGGGGCTACTGCCACCGATGTGAACGCTGAAATGTTAGTTAGGGTTACACAAGATAATCCTTCTTCTGGATCTCCAACTTATACTGGTTTCCAAACTTTTGCCAATGGTACTTATAAAGGTAGAGGATTTCAATTTAGAGCAAAATTAACAAGTAATGATACGGCACAAGATATTAAAGTTTCAGAGTTAGGTTATACAGCATCTTTACAGAGAAGAACAGAACAAGGTAATGTTACAGCAAGTGGAGCAGGGGCAAAGGCTATAACCTTTACTCATCCGTTTTTTGTTGGTACTTCTTCTTTG